AAAAGGGTCCTGCTGGACCTCCTGGACCTCCTGGACCTCCTGGAGAAAGGGGTCCCGCCGGACAGGATGCAGTGACTCCTCAGCTGGAGAACTACCTCCGCAAAGATGATGCTCAGCGAGCATATGGAACCAAGGCGGAAGTCGCGGCTGCAGCTAAGGCGCAGACTCCGTTCCGCAACGGCGATCGGTACTACTCTCCTGTAACGTACTACTGGCCGGACTACTACCAGGATGGAAAGCCTGGGCAGCATTCCAAGTGGGCTCAGACTCTGAAGTTCCGCGACGAGCTCGGCTTCGTGATCATGAACCGCAACAGCGGCGACTGGGAAGCCTACGAGAAGGACTTCAAGAAGCAGGCTGAACTCGCACTGGGTGCTGGAGCCAAGCGAATTCTCTTCTATGTGAAGACGCAGTACGGTGCCGCCAGCCTTGGTCACGATGATCCCGGTCGTGCTGGAATTCCGAATCCCGATCGGTACACTCACGAATACATCAAGGAACACATCAAGCGAGCCAAGCAGTGGTACGGTGATGTCGTTCAGGGCGTATTCCTCGACGAGGTAATCAACGGTTGGGGCACATCAGCAAACCGCGTCAAGTGGTACGAGACCCTGATTAACGATCTCCGAACAGAGTATGGGCCGGCATTCCAGATCGTCATCAACACTGGAGCCAATATCTCCGAGGCGATGTGTAAGCTGGACTTCGATGTATGCATGATGTTCGAGGGGACTGCTCAGAAGTGGTTGACCGATGACCCGCAGACTCCGATCCTTCCGGCACATATGTCGGAGTACCCCAGCACTCGCTGGTGGGCCGTAATCCACACCACCACCGAGGCCAATTATCGAGAGGTCTTCGCTAAGGCCGACAAGCTACCGATTAGCCACCTCTATATCACCGACGGAGTCCTCGTTGAGGATCCGAACCATGGTGGGCAGTGGGAGCCGGTCGGAAACCCCTACGCCAATCCTCCTGGCGAAAAGCTTCGAGAGCTCGTCATCCCGTGGATTAAGGGTTTCCTCGACCTCAAGCTCGATGTCGATCGACTCAAGGCCAATACGGGTCCGACCGGGGCTACAGTTCTTGTCCTCGGTAAGGATGAGGCTGTACCACCGGGAACCAAGAGCGGGACCGTCATCGTGAGGCGAAATGTCTAGCATCTTCGGATGGAAAGACAGGTGGTGGTCCAGTTCTGGGCTCGTTGATTGGGGGACTAACGACGCGATCGTTAGTCCTGGCGGAGGATTTGGCCCGTGGGGCATTGACAATAAGCCTATCGGGACCGGTAAGTGGACTTTCGAGATCACTTATACCGCCACACAGGATACCTCGGTAAACATCTTCCACACCAAGTTCCCGGAGGAACATAAAGACACCGGAAGTAGTTCCGTCTTTGTCACGAAGGTGGAGCTGCTCGCCGGGTCTAGGACGGTTAAAGCCGAGAATGTCTTCCTTGATGGATCGGTTCCGTTCTGGGCACCATACTTCGCTATCCCGAATGACTCCAAGTCGGCGACATTCCACAACATCGAGGTGTTTAAGACTCCCGCGGTTAATCCTGGAGCGCATCTCGGCGGAATCTACATCGTAGGGAACTATCCAGATCAGGCGAATGGTGGTGCGGGAAATCCTCTTTCCTTAGAATCGAAGGTCGGAGATCTCGCGGTTCTTGTTGTGGCGTCCCAGTTCGGGAACACTTCGGCCAAACCGCCCGCCGGATGGAACGGATTGTCTAATCCCAACATCGGCGGTAGATCCGGTTACATCGCGTCAAAATGGGTAGCAGATCCCTCTGATACTCAGAATGTTATCTGGACAGGGAAGACTCAGTCCACTGCTCGAGAACGAGCCGTGATGATTCTCCTCCGGAATGTCGAAGACGCAAAACTGATTCCTTGGTCGACGACCAAGCCTGCGATAACGAAGCCTACGCTTCTATTCATCCAGTCTCACGGTGCGGCCAAGAACAAGGAACCAAACTGGCCCAAGTCGACAATTCGATCCGGAGGATCCTCGGATAACGCATCCTGGTCGATGATCCGTGGTGCACTGGTAACTGAGGCTCCGGAGTTTGTGGTTGGCGACTTGATCTCTGGTTACACCGGAGTTGAGCTCACTCCTAAGTCCGGGAACACTGAGCCCACGGTCGAGATCCACCCATCAGCCAAGGGTTTGGTTCGAGTCCTTGAGACGGATCGGTCCGAGACTCCCGCTACAATGAGGGAGATGCCCTTCGGGTACGATAATATCGTCAAGATGATCCGTAGCAGAGGGTATATCATCGCTCACCGAGGTGGATCCGCCAGCTGGCCAGAGTCATCTATGAAGGCTTACACCAACGCGGTAGCGAGGGGTGCTGGGGCTCTTGAGGTTTCTTGTCAGAAAACAAAGGACGGAGTATGGTTCCTGAACCACGACAGGAAGCTTACGAGGGTCGATCCTTCGGCCCCTGATACTCCTGTCACTGATATGACCTGGGCTGACATCCAGAAGTACAAGACCCAGGGCGAACCCTTCATGAAGGTCGAGGACTACTTCGAGGCATATGGATCGAGCCACATCACGGTCTTAGACCCGAAGTACTCGGCCGCTCAGTGGTCTGATCTGCTTAGGTTCCTACCGAAGGATGCCAAGGATCGGGTAATCTGGAAGTTCTCAATTGACGCCACGTGGTTGGCCACTCAGTGGAAGAACGACGGATGGATGTGCTGGGGATACGCCTATGAGGACCACGTCATCGGCGGCCAGATAAATGGCTGGCACGGGCCTTGGACCTTCTTGGGTATGTCCTACGACGCCCAGAAGACAACCTGGGACAAGATCCTTACCCTGGGTAAGCCCGTATGGGCCCACATCTGCCCCAACAAGGCGGCCTACGACCGAGGTATCGCTAATGGCGCCGCAGGCTGTATGGTCTCGGGTATAGCAGACCTCTTCCCGACACAGAAAGTCTAGGAGAAACACATGATCACTTTCGAGAGCCAGGGCGATTGGCGCCCCACAAGAAACTGGATGGCGCGAATGGCTAAACTGGATCTCGCACTGATCATGAACCAGTTCGGCAAGGAGGGGGTGGAGGCGTTAAGTCGCGCCACTCCCTCCTCGTCGGGCCAGACGGCCGGATCATGGAACTATCAAGTCAAGCGAACCGGCAACAGCTGGCGAATCGACTGGACTAACTCGCACGTCAACAAGGGCGTGAACATCGCCGTGATTCTTCAGTACGGACACGGCACCCGAAACGGCGGATACGTCGTCGGGCGAGACTACATCAATCCCGCAATCAAGCCTGTCTTCGACAAGATTGCAAAACAGGCCTGGAAGGAGGTCACTAGGTAATTGGCGACCATTGACGAGCGGGTAGTCTCGCTCAAACTCAATAACAAGCAGTTCGTCAACGCCATCAGCGAGTCGGCTTCCAGTATGGACAAGCTTAAGAACTCGCTAAACAATGTTGGTGGCGCTACAGGCGGACTATCAAGACTTTCTGAGATCGCTCGAAACACTACGTTTGGTGATCTCGCAAACAAGGCTTTAGAAGTCGGTCGAAATCTGACCGTTTCCCAGGGATTAGGTATCGCCGCATTCGGAGGAATCGCTGGCGCTGCTCTTTCGGCGGGATCCCAGATCGTCTCTGGGTTCTTCAACGTCATGAAGGACGGCTTTGCCGAGTACGAGACTCAGATCAACTCGGTTCAGACCATTCTCGCCAACACAGCTCAAAATGGTACCACGCTGACCCAGGTTAACCAGGCTCTCGATGAGCTGAACGCTTACGCCGATAAGACCATCTACAACTTCACCGAGATGACCAACTCCATTGGTACATTCACGGTGGCGGGTATTGGTCTTGAGGATGCTACTGCGGCAGTCAAGGGCTTCTCAAACATGGCGGCCCTGTCTGGAGCCAATGCCACGGCTGCAGCCGGAGCCACTAGGCAGCTCGCTCAGGCCATGAGCTCCGGCGTGGTTAAGCTTCAAGACTGGATGTCTATCGAGAATGCCGGTATCGGCGGTAAGCAGTTCCAAGAAGCAATCATGACGACCGCCAGGATGCACGGTATCGCGGTGGATGACATGGTCGCCAAGAACGGCTCCTTCCGACTCTCTCTTCAGGAAGGTTGGCTCTCGGCAGAAATCATGACCGAGACCCTGAAGGCTCTTACCGGCGACCTTTCTGAGGAACAGCTCAAGCAGATGGGCTACTCCGAGGAACAAGCAGCACAGATGAAGCGTCTGGCTCAGGCCGGTCTCGATTCGGCGACCCAGATTCGAACCTTCACGCAGATGATCGGCACCTGGGGCGAGGCACTCGGCTCCGGGTGGGCCAAGACCTGGCAGATCATCCTTGGTGATTTCGGAGAGGCCCAGGCACTATTCACTGCAGTGGGTAACTGGGTTGGCGACCTCATCAACGACATGAGCGATGCCCGGAATAGCTTCCTCGAAATGTGGGCTGCAGCCGGAGGCCGAGAGGATCTCCTACGCGGTCTGAAGAACATCTTCTTCTCGATCTTCAAGATCGTGGGACAGATCGGTACGGCATTCAACAAGGTGTTCGGTGGAGCAAGCGGAGAAGGACTGGCAAGGCTAACTAAAGCATTCGCTGACTTTACTGAGAAGCTGATTATCACTGACAACTTCGCAGATAAACTCGAGTGGACCTTTACCGGACTGTTCTCGGTCTTCCACATCTTCTGGACAATCATCTCCGAGGTCGGCCAGGTAATCCTCACCGTGGCTGGACACATTATCGGGGCATTCTTCCCGGTTGTAACGGGTATGAATTCCGGTCTATTCCAGATTACGAAGGTTATAGGTAAGGTAGTCTACGCTTTCGACCAGTGGTTCACCAAACTCGACATTGGTGGAAAGGCGCTAAAGCTCCTGCTCCCACCGATCGATCTTCTTGGAAAAGTAATCTCCTGGGTTGTCGAGAAGATCCATGACTTCTTCATCTGGCTGAACATCGGTGGTAGGGTCAGTGCTGCAGCGGCCGCTGTTGGCGGTCTGTCTGGAGCACTCGGAAGGCTAATGACCTCCCTCAAGGCATCTCCCGCATTCCAGGCCTTTAGTAACGCTATCGGGAAGATCAAGTATTCCCTAACCGAGGTCAAGGAGACGATCCAGGACTTCGGTGATAAGATCGGAGCCAAGCTAGCATCTAAGATGAGTTCAGCAAAGGACGCTATTAGTCAGTTCTTTGCGGGATTCAATGTTGATGGTCTTACCGGGTTCGAGGCCGTAGTCGCTGGCGTCTCCCATAAGCTCGAGGAGTTCGCGACCAAGTTCGATATAGCCGGTAAAGCGGAATGGTTGGCTCAGAAGCTTCAAGACCTGTCTGCCGCAATTGGTGAACTCGTTGAGAAGATCAAGAACTCCGCGGTCTGGGATTCCTTTGAGAAGGGAATGAGTAAAGTCGGCGATAAGGCTAAAGACCTTGCCTACTCCTTCCGAGACTGGATCAATGGTCAGAGCGAAGTTGTCGATAAGGCAAAGGAAACCGGCACCGCGGTCAAGGACATGGGAACTTCGACTGCCGCTGCAGTCGCCGAGACGGGGAAGGCTGCAAAACAGAACTTCCTGTCAAAATGGTTGGATGATGTGAAGCGCATCGCCGAGCAGCTCCACCTTCCCGAGCTGTTCAACACAATCAAGCAGAAGCTCATCGACTTCAAGAACTTCTTCACACAGACCCTTGGTCCGGCCATCAAGAATGGTGCATCTAAGGCGTTCGGTGCCATTGGCGAAGCCCTCGGTAAGGCGAACGAGAACCTCAAGTCCTATGATATGGGGAAGATTCTTGTCACCGCTATCGGTGGCGGATTCCTCATCGCCATGGTTCGATGGGTGAACTCGTTCAAGAAGAACTTCGATAAGATCGGCAACCTTGCCGACACCTTTGGGGAGACGCTTACTAAGCTTGGGGACGTTCTATCGGCTTTCGAGTCGAAGATCAAGGCTCAGGCACTGATCATGATTGCCGTAGCTATCGGCATTCTTGCCGCGGCTCTGATCGTGATGTCGTTTGTTCCAGCACCGAAGCTCCTGATTGTTCTCGCGGCACTTAAGGTCCTGTTCGACATGTTGACGAACACCCTTGAGGATCTGACTAAGTTGTCGGCGTTCAAGAAGGACATGCCTGTGATCATGGCACTTCTTGTGACATTCGGTATTGCCCTGCTGCTGATTGCTGGTGCAGTTAGAATGTTGGGGTCCATGAATGCCGCTGATGCAATCCAGGGAATCATTGCGCTGAAGTTCATGCTTGACTACCTCAAGGACTTCATCACCAAAGCCTCTGAGATGGAGGGGTCCGAAGGTGCGGCAGCGATCCTTATGGGTCTAGCTGTAGCCTGCGTGATCCTATCTGTAGCAGTATACATGCTAGGCTCGATGGATACCGGAAAGGCCATTCAGGGTATTATTGCCCTTGGCGTTATCATTGCTATGCTGTCCGGATTCATGTATGTTGTCTCCAAGGACCCATTCATGGGTAAGGGGGCAGGGATCCTTATGGGTCTTGCAGTGTCCTGTTCTATTCTAGTAGCGGCCATTTGGCTGCTTGGGACGATGGACACTGGAAAGCTTATCCAGGGCGTAATCGCTATTGGTGTAATTATTGGAATCCTCGCTGTAGCAACAAATGTCGCAGGACGTGGAGGTGGCCGCGGAGCCGGCGCCATTCTAGCAATGTCTGTGGCAGTTATTGCGCTTACTGCAGCAGTAGCCATCCTTGGAAACATGGATCTCAGCACCCTCGCCAAGGGGCTAATCGCTCTAGCAATTGGTCTCGGGATTCTTGTCGTGGCTATGGCGGGCGCAAGTAAGTTCCTTGAAGGGGCTGTTGCGCTGGCCATTCTTGCGGCGGCGATTGTGCCATTTGCTGGAGCCATCAAGATGCTAGGCGGACTGTCTTGGACCGAGCTAGCAATCGGTATGATCGCTTTAGCGGGCGGACTGGCTATCCTTTTGGTGGCTGCGGCAGTCGCTGAGGCGGTTGCTCCTGGACTAGTCATCCTGACCCTTGCTCTGTTCGGGCTTGGTCTGGCACTGTTGCCTATTTCCATCTCGATGGCCGCCTTCGCCGTCGTACTGGGAATTTGTGCTACGGTTGGTGCCGCAGCATTCGTCGTACTGGCCGAGGGCATCAAGATGCTTGGTGCGGTTCTGCCCCAGCTGGCAGTGGACCTGGCGAATGCACTTGCCTCATTCATCATCACTCTGGGTCAGCAGGCACCAGCCATCGGAGTAGCTATGGCGGCACTTCTTGGTGCAGTGATTTACGCCATCACGGCGAATATCCCTGGTGTAGTGAACGCACTGTTTGTCCTTATCCAGGCAATGCTCACCGAGCTGGACAACCACGCCTATGAGTTCGGTCAGAAGGCCGCGGACGCCCTCGCTAAGTTTATCGAGGGTGTCTCGAGCAAGCTCCCAGACATCATCAGCGCTGGTACGGATCTGATTGTCAACTTCATCAATGGTATTGGAAACGCTATTCCGAGGATCCTCGATGCTGCGGCAAACATGATCCTTAAGTTCCTTGAGGGTATCGCCAACACGATTCGTAAGTACTCGGCCAGCTTCCGCAGGGCAGGCATTAACATCGCTACCGCCATCATTGACGGTGTCACCGGTGGCCTGGCATCCAAGGCTTGGCAGATCGGCGAGAAGCTGGTTAACGCTTCGAAGAACGCCTACAGCCGAGTCAAGAGCTACTTCGGAATCCACTCGCCTTCGAGACTTATGCGCCAGCTCGGTCACTACATCGGTGATGGTATGGTGCTTGGTCTATCCGACTCCGAGGAGAAGGTTGGTGCCGCTGGAGAAAGCCTTGCTAGTGGTGCCTACGACGCCATGAAGGCTCCTCTGGATAAGATCAACGACATCATCTCCGAAGACCCGTCATACTCTCCCGAGATTAAGCCCGTTCTTAACCTCGATGAGATGCAGAAGCAGGCAGAGGGTATCGGCAACGTGCTTCCCGCACTGAGCGGTACCTATAACGCCTCGGTTAGCGCTCGACCGTACGAGCGACTGTCTGACTCCGAGAAGTCTTCTCTCGCTAGTCAAAATGGTGGTGTTAACATCACCTTCAACCAGACGAACAACTCACCAGAGGCCCTGGACGCGGCGACGATCTACCGTCAGACCCGTAACCAGCTGGCACAAGCAAAGGACCAGTTGTCACTATGATTCACCAGATCGTGGCTACGAATAGCCTCGGGGAAAAGCTTGACTTGGATCTGTTTAACCCGTGGGATTCGGGCGTCGCGGTCAAGGAAGTCACCGGCATCGGCCCCGTCAAGTCAGAAATCTCATACGAGAAGTTCGCCTTGATCGATGGAGGACTCTTCAAGGGGGTCAAGGTTGGGACCAGGAACACTGTTCTCACCTTGATCCCCATTGGGGAGGACATCGAGATGGTCCGACAGCATGTCTATGAGGTATTCCCTGTTGCGGAGAAGATCGACCTCCAGATTCGAACCGAGCTGAAGATCGCACACCTCGATTTCTACGTCGAGTCCGTGGAGCCGAACATCTTCTCGGAGAACCAGGAGATTCAGATCTCACTTATAGCGATGAACCCGTTTTGGCGGTCTTCCGCCACCCAGACCGAGCATGTCGTTCGGTTCAATGGCGCAGACCCGATGTTCGAGTTCCCGGAGTACTCTCCTGCTCAGCCGAATGGTCGACTCATCTTCGGCGACGAGCGGTACGATCACCTTCGTACGATTCGATACAACGGTGATGCTCCCACGGGTGTCATCATCACCTTCTCGTTCCGTTCGACGGTTACACGACTGTCAATCGACAACCGGACCACCGGCGAGGGAATGTCGTTCGCCAAGGCGGGCATGTTCTATCCGGACGAGCAGCTCGTGGTGGATACTCGAGATGGGTACAAGTCGATCATCCACCGAGCAAGGGGTAAGGAATCATACGTTGCTGGACTAATCACTGCCGAGTCCCGATGGCTTCGGCTTTACCGAGGAGACAATGTCTTCTCTCTCGAGTTCGACGCCGACCCTGCGGCTGTCGATACTACTATTGAGTTCGAGACGCTCTATAGGGGACTTTAAGGATGCACTTGTTTGAGACAGGCCCTGGGAGGGCCGATGACTGGGTCGAGGTAACAACTTTCCACTCGCTGAACTGGACTGAGCGGGCATATGACTACGGCGAGTTCGAGCTCATCGTGTTCAGTCACAGCGCTACGTCTCCGGTCAGTGTGTGGAACTACCTTGTTCGAGACGACACCTCGACGGTTATGGTAGTGGAGACTGTGTCGACTAAGCAGGAGGGTAAAACCGCCTATCGGCACAAGATCACCGGACGGTCCCTTGAGTCCATGTATGACTGGCGTGTTACTAAGCATCGCCATATGATTCAGCCGGACTCGAACGGGATGTTTCGTGCGCAGACCATGGCGGAGAAGCTCGCTCATGATAACTTTGGACACTCGGCTGAGGCGTCTCGAAGGATTGACCGGTTCAACTTCTACCGGAACGAGGCAGTCTCCGACTTTGCTTTCGTAAACGATACCGGTCGAACCTGGCAGGACAACAAGTGGGTCACCTATGACCGCTGTCCCGTCGGTGAGATCATGCGTGACGTTCTCAGTGCGGCCAAGCCCAATGGGTACAAGCTGTTCTGGCAGGTCGAGTGGGACAAGACTGATACGTATCGAACGTTCATTCGCGCCCCAAGAAAGGTAGAGACAGTAGTCCTTGCTGAGGATAACGATAACTTCACCGAGTTCGAGGCGATCAAGTCCAATGTGGACCAGAAGTCCGTCATCTACGAAATCTTCGATACCGGAGACTTCGACTACTCTTGGCCTGCTAACAACACCACTCAGACGATCGAGCATATTCTTCGATCCGAGGACAATATCTATCGTCGAGAAGTGATCTGGGACAACACCAGTATCCACAAGCCATACGCTGTCGAGGACTGGAATCGCCTCAGTAACGAGCAGAAGAACATGATCAATAAGCTCTCAGCAGGTTTCTTCCCCTTCTGGGCGCTTGACCACATGTTCCCGAAGTACACCCCTCTCGAGATGTTCTCGGGACGGATCCAGAACCTCAGCGGCGTCGAGTACCGCAAAGGGTTCCGAATCGGAGACGTATTCGAGTACGTTCCATTCTCATACAAGGAATCAAAGAACGAGATCAAGAGGAATACGGTTCGAGAGGTCCAGCTAACCGAGATGACTGAGTCTTGGGGGCCTGGTGGATTCGCTCAGACGCCAGTCATCTCCGTCTCGTCTCGAAACAAGTGGAATGGTGCTGGATTCACCCTCGGGTTCACTCGTAACGACCCGGGCAGCGTCATCGTCCCTCGGGATAAGGAGAAGTAATGCCTATTGTAAGTGGATTTTACAACTCGGTAAACGGAGACCGAAAGTACGACTCGGAGCAGTTCGGGTCGTTGTTCAAGGGCGTCTTCAACGAGGGCGTCTTCCCCAACGTCGGCCAGCTCTTCCGAGTGAAGGCTGTCGGTGAGGGGATGAAGGTCGAGGTCGGTACCGGTCGAGCATGGCTGTTCGATCACTGGGTCGAGAACACCGGACCGGAGACCCTTACCGTCGATGCGGCCTACAGCAGCTCGGACCGCAAGGACTACATCTGTATCGTAGTCGACGTGTCCACGGCTGTTCGCGGTGCAAAGCTCATCTGCGCCAAGACCTCAGGCAATGCTCCTGGACAGCTCAACCCTGAGCTGCAGGACACGGCTAACAAGAAGGTCTATAAGATCGCGGAGATCAACGTCCCCCGAGGAATCACTCGTATCGGCCAGGAGCACATCAAGTCCCTGGTCGGTACGCAGCTTCCTTACATCGCAGGAGTGGCTGAGCACATCAGCCTAAATGCGCTGTCAGACCGACTCGAGGCGGAGTTCAATAGCTGGTTCCGAGACGTTCGCGACGCTCTTGCTCAGGCTGGTGGAAACAACGCTGCAGACGTGGCCAACCTCAAGACCCAGTTCGCGGACATCCGTCGGGAGTTCCGATCGGTAAACGAGAACGTCAACTCGCTTTCTCGAAACGTCTCGACGTGGCACAACCGCCTTGAGAACCGGAACACGTTCTTCGACCTGCTGGATACCACTAACGGTGGCACCCACAACTCCATCTATCGAGGTGACCATCTCGGCTCCTCGGTGAATGCCGAGCAGCGGAAGAACATCAACAACGGAACCTTCAAGGGCATGTGGCTCGGTGACTACTGGCAGTTCGCCGGAGTGACTTGGCGAATCGTGGCCTTCGACTACTTCCGAGGCATGGGACCCCAGCCATGGGACCGTGCGCACATTGTCGTCGTACCGGATCAGAGCCTCTATGGGGCGAAGTGGGACGAGAACTCCGATACGACAAAAGGTTACGCCGGTTCTACATTGAACAATCAGGACATCGGTACTGCGGTAAACCGCGGTGCTCAGATGTTCGGCGGTAACCTCAACTCGCCTTGGCACCGATTCACAACCAAGATCGACGACGGTATCGTTGCCGAACTCGGTTGGTTCGGCGAGCCCAAGGCCGCAATCATGAATGAGGAAATGATCTTCGGTCGAAACCAGCAGGGTTACGCCCAGTCCACTCACCGAAGGACTGACTTCTCGTTCATGGCCCAGGGACAGTTCCCGGCATTTCACATGAACGCCAAGCTCATCACCGTACCCCAGTACCCGTACTGGATTCAGGATGTTGCTAACGCAACAATGGCTTGGTGTGTGGATAAGTCGGGCATTTCGCTCCTTACACCCGCAAACTACGAGCGAGGAATTCGTCCTTACTATGTAGTTACCGCATAAGGAAGACATGCAGCACTTCGGTTTCAATCCCGCACTAGACATACTGATTGCGGTCGTGTTGTCGCTGTTCGGGTCCACCGGATTCTGGGTATATATCCAGAAACGTCAGGATCGGAAGTCCGCCAACACAAGATTGCTGCTGGGGATGGCGCATGATCGAATTGTGTACGTCGGCAAGACGTACATTCACCGGGGCTTCTTGACCCTCGACGAGTACGAGGACTTCATGAAGTACCTCTACGAGCCATATGCCGAATTCGGTGGAAATGGTCTCGCCGAGAGGATCGTTGAAGAGGTCAAGAGGCTCCCGGTGGTCCCCTCATCCCGTCCCACAGCAAGGAAGAAGTCAGATGACAGGTAAACACCTCAAGGAGAACCAGATGAAGAACAGTTCCTACGACATCCTCAAGTGGATCGCCCTGGTTGCCCTTCCGGCCACCTCTGCGCTCTATGTCACCCTCGCCGCGCTCTGGCACCTGCCCAACCCCACCGAGGTCGCTGGTACCATCGCCGCGGTCGACACATTCCTGGGCGTTCTTCTCGGCGTCTCCTCCGCCAAGTACACGGGTAACACCACCTCAGGGACTCTCCATGTCTCGGAGAACCAGGACATCCACGCCGCTTTCGAGCAGCCCGTCGCCGAGATGCTCCGCAACGGCAAGGTGACCATGGACGTCAAGCAGGTCTAAGCGAGAAAAACCTGCAATATAGTGAACCCTAGAAAGGAGACACACCATGAAGACCGATCTCGTCATGGACACCATCAACGCCGCTCTCAAAGAAGCGGAACTCCACGATCCCTCATCTGAGGAGTACACCACGATCGCTCGGAACGTTGAGACCCTTGCTAAAGCCAAAGCCCTTGGCGACAGCAAGAAGCTCAGCCCTGATGCGATGCTTGGTGCCGCTACCTCAATCCTCGGGATTGTCGCAGTTCTGCAGTATGAGCGACTTGCCGTGGTATCATCCAAGGCATTCGGACTCATCATGAAGGTTAAACCCTTCTGAGATTCGTCAGGCCCCCTGTGCTATACGCATGGGGGGCTTGGCTTATCTTTTTTTTCGCAAGAAAAACGGCGGTTATAATGAAACCCAGACCACTAGAAAGGACTAGTACAATGGACCAGTTTAACGCCGCAAACGCTCAGGCTATGCTCGACTTCCTTGACGAAGTTTCCGCTACTGACCTGACGATTGAGGAATACTGCTCTCAGTACCTCCACATCCCAGTGCTCCTCTGAGTACAAAAGACTAAACGCCAAATTTTCCCGGCGTTTAGTTTTTCGTAACATTAGTAACATGCGTCGCAGATTTAACACGGTGTATATTGAAGACCCTTAGAAAGGAACCACAATGACCGCCGTTCTCTTTGTTGCCGTCCCCGTTCTCGCCGTCCTCGCCCTCCTGGCGATCGGAGAGATCTTCGGCAAGAAGAAGACCTGGAACTTCTGATCCCTACTACTCTCCAGCCAAAGATCCCGCCATGGGATCTAGGCTTATCTTTTTTTCGCAATAATAACTATGGTTATATTGAAAACCCTAAGAAAGGAAAGACCATGCTCTACCTAGCTCTCGCCATCACAACTATTCTGGCCATCATCTGCGCTATCGCTCACGAAGAGCAGAAGCTCAAGACCGACAAGTATCGTCGGCTTGCGATTCGACTCAAAAAAGAGAATGACGCACTGAAGGATGATCCGACTATGCGTGAATTCGAGCGCCTAGCTATGAAGTGCTTTTCCAAGTGACTTTCTAGCCTATATCCCTACCAAGGGGTATAGGCTTTCGCAATAAAAACCAAGCCTATATTGAAGATCCCCCTTACTCGAAAGGAAACCACCATGGACACCAACGACACCACCGTCGAGACCACCGATCCCGTTGTCGAGTTCAAGTTCCACAAGGAGAATCTCGTTCCCGCTATCAAGCGCAACAGCAAGAAGCTGATTGCCGGAGCTGCTATCTTTGCAGCCTCTGCTGCACTCACCTTCATGGCCGTTCGCTCGGTACCCGAGATCGAGGCTCCTGAGGAGCTTGAGCACGATGACCTCGATGAGCTCGATTCCGTCGAGTCCGACGACTCCAACGACTGATCTCACACCTATAACCCGAACATGGGTTATAGGCTTTTTTGAAAGGAGCAACATGACCAAACTACTCGACCTTGCAGCGATTGTTTTCTTCGGATTACTCGCCTGGCTTATCTGGGATAAGACCGCTGGTTCGCCTCTGTCTGAACGCGTCTTCTTCACCGCTACCATAGGTCTCGTCGGGATCGGAGCGACGATACTTTTTCACGAGTACATCGAGAACGAACTATGAACACTGACGAAGTCGCACTCTATACCGTGCTTTTTGTCTTCTTCCTGATTGCCGCGGGTATGTTCGCTGCGATCACGATTCTCCTGAGCCCTCCAGTACTAATATTGATCCCAATATTGATTGGGTTCGGAACTAGTCTCGTATCGGCGTTCATGATTCTCCTGATTCTGACATCGAAGTGATCCGCGATAAAAACGAGGAGTATATTGAAAACCCTCCGTTTGAAAGGACACACTCATGATCCGCTTCGCCGTTACTGCTATCCGGAACCTGCTCCTCATCCTCGGAATTGTTCTCGCATCCTGCTTTATTGGACGCGGTGCAAATTCCCGGATGAAGCATGTTATCGGTCTGCAGCAGCGTTACGTTGCACGACGTGACCGCCGACTCAACCGCTGGTAACAGCCAACCTATAACCCGAACCTGGGTTATAGGCTTTTTGCCTGACAAGAAAGGAGACACACATGCTGAAAGTCCTACTCGGACCCAGTTGTTCAGGCAAGTCTACCTATCAGAAGAAGCTGGAGAGAGACCATGGATTCCACGCAGTTCGAACCGCCACGACACGCCCTCGACGTATGGGAGAAGACCTTTCTGCCTACTACTTCCTCAAGGATAACGCGTTTGTCGAATGGGAATCTAGCAAGGACCTTATCTGTACGGAGGTGTTTAGAGGATGGCGATACGGAGTCCCTCGAGAAGAGCTTGAACGAAATTCAAAGACTCCAGACCGAGTGGTTATCCTCACAGTGGGAGGCGTCCTTGAGCTCCTTGCCGACCACTCAGACATCGTTGTCGGGGACGCCCTCTCAATCCTCTACTTCGGCGTCGACGGAGCAACTGCAGAAGCTCGAGCCTGTAAGCGTGGAGACTCCCGACGAGAGTACCTCCGTCGAATGGCTGCGGACTCGATTGACTTCCGACACTTCCCCCACCGAAACGGGGTCTGGGAGTTCGAACCGGGTTACATCCTGGATTGTATCAACAATAAAGAGAGTTGGAAGCTCTCTCCGAGGCTCAAGGAAGTAGAAGGAGGACTCAAGTGTCTGTGATCTGGTGGACTGTCTATATTCTCGGCGCCCTGACCATTCTCATCATCTGGATCAACTTGATGGGTCTTCTAGGCCACCTCCTCAAGGCAGTCCGAGACAAGGAGTGGAAGCGGGTAAAGGTTGTCTCAGGGCCTCCTGGCCCGACAGGTCCAAAGGGTGATCCCGGTAGCAGTCTTACCCGGAAGGACATCGAGTCCCTCGTTCGTATGGAGGTCGCGGCTCACCTGAGTAAGCTCGAGATTTCTCGAACCGTATTTCCCGGTCTAGGTAAGGACGAATTCAAGATTCAGATGAAGGAGGAGAAGTGATAAATGCGAACGATTGTGCGCGACTTGTCAAGGCGAACGCGCCAGCGATTCTCACAGCCTCGGCATGCGTGGGGACCATCGCTACGGCCGTCCTCACGGCGAAGTCTACGACGCTCGCCATTGAACGAGTCGCCGACTACTGCGAGGCTAACCTCCGGTCGCCAGATGACCTCTCCTGGCGGGAGAAGTTCGCAGTATCTTATCGGTGCTACATTCCCCCGGCCATCGCAGGGGTTGCAACTCTGGTATCGATTGTCGCGGCAAACCGCATCCAGTATGCTCGTGGGGCAGCGTTTGCGTTGGCCTACTCGGGTAGCGAAGCGGCTTTTAGACGATATCGCGAGGCGGTGGCGGACGTGGTTAAACCGAAGGACCTGGTTAAGGTTAAGGCCCGCGCTTCAGAGAAATCGCTTAGCGATGCTCCTCCACCGAGTCCCGGAACTATTCTTGTCGCATCGTCCGGCGACGTCACCTGTTATGACGTATTTTCCGGTCGATACTTCCAGTCCGACATCGAAACCATTCGTCGAGTCGAGAACAACATCAACGGACAGCTCAACTCAGAGTGCTACGCTTCCCTTAACGAGTTCTACGCCGGACTTGGTCTGCCGCCAATTGCCGCCGGTGAGCTTGTTGGATGGTCTGATCCCAACGCCCTCTCCGTGGAATTCGGGTCTCAGCTTACCGACAAGGGGGAGCCTGTCCTAACCGTCGATTTCTTGGTCTCGCCCAAGGAAAACTACTTCAAGATCAACTGAAAGGAAAACATACACATGTTCAAGACCACCGTTCGCGCCAAGAGCCTCTTCGATGACGAGGTCGTCACCCACACCCTGTACTTCAACCTGTCTCGTCGAGAGGTCTTCGAGCTCGCCAAGGAGTACAACGGGATCAACGCCTTCCAGGAGTATATCACTAATGCTCAGGAGGACGAGAACCTTCTCCAGATCGTGGAGTTCACTGACAACATCATCGGTAAGGCCTACGGTGAGCGACAGGGCGAGCGCTTCGTCAAGTCCGAGCTCATCACCAAGAACTTCATCGACGGGCCCGTTTACGAGGTCCTGTTCGACAAGCTCGCTGCCGACCCGAAGTTCGCCAAGGAGCTGATGGAGGGGATCCTCCCGACCAAGCTCCTCGAGTCCCTCAAGGACGACCCCAAGTACAAGGAGATCGCGGCGAAGTACGACGCCTGATCATATTCTCGAGGGGGCCTGGAGCAATCTGGGCCCCCTCAAAACTCGAAAGGACGCACAGTGGCTAACGCCCCGATCAGACCAGAACTACCCTCAAACAGCAAGCTGCCCGAGCGCAAGAAGGTCGAGCAGGTAACCAAGTCCCCGGTCACAAAGAAGAAGGCCGGGTTCGCCACCAAGGCAGTTTCCGCTTTCGTTGGAGAGGACATCCACAATGTCGGTGAGTATCTTGTCTACGATGTTGCAATCCCGGCATTCAAGAACCTCATCTCTGATATGGTATCTCAGGGCATCGAGCGTATGCTCTTCGGAGAAAGCGCTCCTCGACGCGGGGGTTCGTCGGGAGGGACTCGAGTCTCCTATGGGTCGTACTCTCGCCCTGGCTCGGCTCCAGGTAATCGCCGAGAGGCATCTCCTCGAAATCGCCGCTACCACGACTTCTCTGACATCGAGCTCGAATCCCGAGACGAAGCCTACCTCGTTCTCGACCGCCTTGCAGACCTGGTCGACGAGTATGGTCTCGCCACCGTGGCCGACCTTTACGACCTCTGCGGCATTAGTACAGAGTACACCGACGAGAACTGGGGCTGGACTTCGGCCCGGAACATGTCGGTAATCCGCTCGAGGCACGGTTACATGCTTCAGCTCCCGAAACCGGACCACGTTAACGCACGATGAATCCTCAAAAAGTGCGGCTTGAGCTGATCGCCGCCTATCCATTCTCAGACAAGTGGCGTCGCCGTGTTGAACGCATGGAAGACGACCAGGCCATCGCTATCTATCTTCGACTCAAGGAAGCAGGACGTATCAAATGAATCTCGGAATTGTCACTCGCATCGCTGGGCGGGCCTCGCTGGTTCTGACCAAGCACGCACCCACCATCCTCACCGCCGCTGGAACTGTTGGTTTCATCGGGACCACGGTTCTCGCATCCAAGGCCACGCTCAAGGTTGAGGAGACCGTCGCCGAGGAGACTTCTCTGCTCGTCAAGGTCCACGAGGCCCACGAGGAGGGCAAGCTCTCAGACAAGGACGCCACCCATGACAAGGTTGTCCTCTACACTCGCATGCTGACCAAGCTCGGTAAGCTGTATGCTCCTGCGCTTATTCTCGGTGCCGCCTCGATCGCCTCTCTGGCCACGGGTCACGGTATCATGCTGAAGCGTAACGCCTCTCTGGCTGCGGCTTACGCCGCCGTTGACCAGGCCTTCAAGACCTACAAGAAGAAGGTCGAGGCCAAGTTCGGGAAGGAGGCCGTCCTCGAGGCGGTTTCCGCCAAGGCTCAGGAGGAGCTCACTGGCGACAGTCTCGACATCGAGGCCGTATCGAACACTCCGGGAGGTGTTTCTCCCTACGGGGTTGTGTTCGGCCCCGACAACGTCAACTGGTCTGCTGATGAGGACCTGGCGATCCTTCACCTCAAGTGTCAGCAGCAGTACGCCAACGATATTCTTCAGACTCGCGGTCACATCTTCCTCAACGAGGTCTACAAGATGCTCGGGTTTCCCCACACTCCTGCTGGCGCTGTTACCGGTTGGGTTAAGGGCAATGGCGATGACTTCATCGACTTCAACATCTCCGACGGAATCTTCGAGGGCGAGGACGAGCACGGTCGTCTCGTGACGAAGTGGGCTCTCGACTTCAACGTCGACGGCGTCATGTGGGACAAGATCTGATGGATCGAGTTCTGTATTTTGCGGCGGGGGTGATCGCCGGTGGTGTTGGTACTTACATTGTCCTTGCTCGTAAGTTCGAGAAGGACTTCCAGGAAGCAACGATCGAGATCAACAAGGAGCTGAAGGAAATTGCTGAAGCGAAGCACAAAAACTCGGTGGGAGCAGGAGCTGATTCTCCGAGTGGCGAACCCGATCCTGAGCAAGTGGTATCGGACGCTATTGATGACTACTCTCCGACTCCTGTGGAGGATTCCGACCAGGAAGTAGTCCATAAGCGTACCATGGATCGACAGCACTTCGAGGCCTACCAGATTACTCGTGAGGAGTATATGGCTAAGGGTCATCAGGAGCATGTTGAGATCACGTACTACATGGAGGACGACGTCTTTGCCGATAACCGCGGGGTTCCCATGCAGAACACCGATTGGTTTGACAACATCATCAGCGGGGTGTCCGCTTCAGACACCATTATTTACATCCGAAGCATGAGCCGCCACGCGGACTTCGAGGTCACTCTCCTCGACGACTCCTACGAGCACTCTGTTCTCGGGGTTGAGCCTTATGAGGACTGACAATGATCGAGGTTGCACCGGATAACTCATATTTCGAGTGGCTGGTAGATCGTACTGGGGATACTCGACTCGCGGAGTCCCCCGATAAGTCTTACATCCAGCTTCTCGAGATCATGCACCAGACACCATTCCGAGTTGTAGTCGCCAACGACATCAACCGGGCTCATGATGGAATCGATCTTCGTCGAGTATTTACCAGGGATTCGGGAGACGTCTCGTATGTCTGGCTGGCTGAGCAGACGTGCTCTATGCTGGAGATGTTCATAGCTTTGGCCGAGCGTATGGACCAGATGCTCGAGGATGACGATACGCCATATTCTCTTGAGTGGTACTTCTGGGAGATGGTTAAGAACTGCGGGCTTTACGCATACCACGACGAAGCCCTATTTGATCCACAAGGCGAAGAGGACGTAGCGTCTATCCTTGAGCGGATCAATTCCAGGGATTACACGAAGATGGGACTCGGATCCATGTTCCCTCTTCGAGCAATCCCTCTACACGGCGCGCGAGACATGCGCAAGGCAGAACTCTGGGCCCAGATGAATGCCTATGCAAATGAGAACTATATGTGAAAGGAGCCTCGATGGATTTCTACCGAATCTGCGAGCGTGCCACGAAGAGTGGAAAGGTGGAAATCTACCCTGAGTTCCTCGTCGGAAGGTCGAGGGATATTCTTATTCAGGGTCGGGACTTCCAAGCCATATGGGACGAGAGTAGGGGTCTCTGGTCTACCGACGAGTTTGACGTCGCTACGTTGGTAGACCAGGACCTCTTCGAGCATCAGAAGAACCACAAGGGTCAGATAGAGACCGTTGTAAAAACAATGTCCAACTACAACACTGGACTATGGACCAGCTTCCAGACATGGAAGTCCAGGCTGCCGGACAATGGTCAGGAGCTTAACTCGAAGCTCATATTTGCGGACAGTACTACTAGAAAGGAAGACTATGCTACCGCTCGACTACCCTACTCTCTTGAAGAGGGTGCTCCGGAGTCCTGGGATCGACTCATTGGCGTACTCTATGCTGAGGATGATCGAAGAAAGCTGGAGTGGCTCATCGGCTCCATCGTGGCTGGAGACTCTAAGAGGATACAGAAGTTTGCCGTCCTATATGGTCCCCCGGGATCTGGAAAGTCAACCGTCCTCAATCTCCTCGAGCTCCTGTTCCAAGGATACACAACTACGTTTGATGCGGGAGCGCTTGGGTCCAAGACAGATCAGTTCTCGACCAGCACTCTCGCCAAGAGTTCGCTCGTGGCCATCGACCAAGACGGGGATCTCTCTCGAATCGAATCCAATGGCCTTCTCAACAGCGTCGTGGCCCACGAGACAGTACTTATCAATGAGAAAGGCGTTAAACGGTATCCAAAGCGAATCAATGCGATCCTCTTTATTGGAACCAACAAACCTGTCAAAATTACTGACTCAAAGTCAGGAATCATCCGACGACTCATCGACATCTCCCCAACAGGACACAAACTGGATATCGGTGAGTATCAGAGTCTGATGACACAGGTTCGGGATGAACTCGGTAGGATCGCCAATCATTGTCTTGGGGTGTATAGGAGTCTCGGTAAGCACTACTACGACGCCTATAAGCCCCAGGACATGATGATGAAAACTAATGTGCTCTACAACTTCGTTGAGGAGAACTACCTCCTCTTCAAGGAAGAGGAGTACATCAGCCTTACAATGGCCTACAAGCTGTATAAGGAGTACTGTAGTGAGAGTAATATCCCGTATACGAAGAGCCGATACCAGTTCCGAGAAGAGCTCAAAGACTACTTTGATCACTTCGATGAGCGACGCCAGCTTGGGGGCGATCGACTACGCAATGTCTATTCCGGCTTCAGGCATCACCTATTGGATCCTGCCGAACTCAAAGCTTCTCCAGAGAAGCCGTATTCACTCGACCTGGATCACTCCGAATCCCTACTCGACGGCGTTCTCATGGAGTGCCCGGCTCAGCAGGCAGGCCCTAGTGGAACGCCCCAGTTCCGATGGGCCAACGTTCGCACTTCTCTGAAGGACATTGATACCCATGAGACGCACTACGTTAAGGTACCAGAGAATCACATCGTCATCGACTTCGACATCAAGGTCGATGGTGAGAAAAGTCTCACTCGGAATCTGGAAGAGGCTTCGAAGTGGCCTCCAACATATGCTGAGGTTAGTCAAGGAGGCAATGGAGTACATCTTCACTACCTCTACGACGGCGATCCGACACATCTAGCGAGGCTGTATGATGAAGACATTGAGATCAAGGTCTTCACCGGAGACTCATCCTTGAGGCGGAGGGTCTCGCACTGCAACAACATCCCGGTGGCCCATATTTCTGAAGGGCTGCCGTTAAAGGAGCAGAAAGTGATCAACAAGACAACCATGGCCAACGAAAAGAAGGTCAGAGATCTTATTGAGCGCAACCTCCGAAAGGAGATCCATCCGGCAACCAAACCGTCAGTCGATTTCATCGCCAAGATTCTTCGAGACGCCAAGGATCAGGGCATGGTATATGACGTCAAGGATTTGAAGCCTCGAATTCTGGCATTCGCTATGTCCTCGAGTCATCAGTCCGAGGCGGCGATCAAGACCGTCCTCGAGATGCCGTTCACCAACGAGGATCCTGAGGAGAAGGTCGTCGGTTTTCCGACGGGAGACCTGGTCTTCTTCGACTGCGAGGTCTTTCCGAACCTGTTCCTCGTGAACTGGAAGGTCAAGGGCAAGCCAGAGGTCCATCGGATGATCAATCCATCACCCGAGGACATCGAGGCGCTCTGTGAGATGCGACTTGTCGGCTTCAACTGCCGAAAGTACGACAACCATATTCTGTATGCTCGTACGCTGGGCTTCAATAACGCCAAGCTCTACGATTTGAGCCAGCGGATCATCAAGAACAGCGTGACGGCAGGCTTCGTCGAGGCATACAACCTGTCCTACACCGATGTGTACGACTTCGCAGCGACCAAGATGTCCCTCAAGAAGTGGGAGATCGAGCTTGGGCTGCACCACCAGGAGCTTGGGCTTCCTTGGGACGAGAATGTTCCCGAGGAGCGTTGGGAAGAGGTGGCCGAGTACTGCGATAATGACGTCATTGCGACCGAAGCAGTGTTCGATCACCTCTATGCGGACTGGCAGGCACGCCTTATGCTTGCCGAGCTTTCGGGTCTGACCCCGAATGACACCACCAACAAGCACAGTCAGTTCATCATCTTCGGGAAGAACAGGAACCCCCAAAGTGAGTTCGTATACACCGATCTCAGTGAGCAATTCCCTGGCTATCAGTACTCTTTCGGTAAGTCTACCTACCGCGGCGAGGAAGTCGGTGAGGGCGGATACGTCTATGGAGAGGAAGGAATCCATGTCGACGTCGCTCTTCTCGACGTTGCGAGCATGCATCCCACTTCAATCGAGTGTCTCAACCTCTTCGGAGACCGATACACTAAGCGTTTCAGCGAGATCAAGCAGGCCCGCGTTGCAATCAAGCACCGTGACGCCGAGCTCGCTGGAAGACTTCTGGATGGAGCGCTGAAGAAGTTCCTAGAGGGGGATGTCGACTACGATGCATTGGCATTCGCACTCAAGATCGTCATCAACTCGGTGTACGGTCTTACTGCAGCGAAGTTCGCCAACCCATTCAAGGACCCGCGCAACGTTGACAACATCGTCGCTAAGCGCGGCGCGCTGTTCATGGTAGACCTCAAGCACTTTGTCCAGGAGCAGGGCTTCGACGTCGCCCACATCAAGACCGACTCGATCAAGATCCCGAGGGCCACACCCGAGATCATTCAGAAGGTAATGGACTTCGGCAAGAAGTACGGCTACACCTTCGAGCATGAGGCCACCTACGACCGTATGTGTCTCGTGAACAAGGCGGTGTACGTCGACTACGAGGATGGGAAGTGGAGCGCCACTGGTGCCCAGTTCCAGCACCCCTACGTCTTTAAGGAGCTCTTCTCGAAGGAGGAGCTCGAGATCAAGGACGTGGCGGAAACCAAGAGCGTAACCACAGCTCTGTACCTCAACAACGGCTCAGAAGAGGAGCCTGAGATGGAGTTCGTCGGTAAGACCGGCGCCTTCGTCCCCGTAAACCGTGGAGGCGGGATCCTTCTCCGCGAGAAAGATGGTAATTTCCATGCCGCATCAGGCAGTACCGGTCACAGGTGGGTACAATTCGAGTCCTTCAAGGAAGCCCACCCAGAGGACTGGAAGGAGTACGTTGACTGGGGATACTTCGAAGGTCTTGCTGAGTCTGCGAAGGCAGCAATCAGCGAGTACGGGGACTTCGAGGCCTTCACCCTTGGAGCTTGATGCTTACGATTGGAGCTTTGGGACCGATGGCTGATCACAAATCCCGTACTCTTACCGTATATGAGCCCAATGGTGACGTACATAAGTACTTCGCCATCAAGGTTCTGCCCGATCGTCTTGGGCAGGCTCAGATCGAGGCGCCTCGAGACAAGAAGGTGCTGACATTCAACTACTTCCGATGGACCTTCTACTTCTTCGTACACACTGGTCATACCGAGATCGTGGCCATGCCGAAGAACTGTGAGGGTCATCTGTCGTGATAAATCCCCCGGGTCTGTAAAAGGGCCCGGGGGTTCGCGTCGAAGTCATGGGGTATAATGAGACCCCTCTACTCGAAAGGAAAACTCATGCTCCCCTTCGCTAAGACTGTACTGTCTGCCCTGACTTCTCTCGGCACCGGTATGATTGTTAGCCGATGGACCGCACCCGCTGTCAAGAACTCAGCAGGCCTCACAAAGGCTCTGCTGTGGTTCGGCTCAGTGGGTATGGGCATCGCTGCATCTGCCGTTGTTGAGCGGGAGGTCAAGAAGCAGTTCGACAATACTGTCGCCGCTGTTAAGGAAGCTGCTGACCATATCGAGATCGAAGACTGATCTCAATCCTATATCCCTAACCTGGGATATAGGTCTTTTCTAAGAAAGGAGCACACTATGCCAGGACAGATCGTCTCTCATGAGTCGTATCTTCGAATCGACGTTGACTTCATCTCGCTCGAGGACTGCTTCAAGGCGTTCCGACGGGGCATTGACTATCGCGAGCAGAATGACGCTGAGGACATTCTCGTCATCTGCAATACCGAGGACTGTGTCGAGTATCAGACGAAGAACGGAGACAGCTTCCTCCTGACCTACGACCCTATTCACAAGGTCATGGTCATGCGGATGTTCTTCGAGGAGGGGGACAAGGTCCTCAAGCCTCTCTACGTCTACAACCAGCGAGAGTATCAGATCGCTTGCGAGTTCGTACGACGAATCATGGGCGACAAGATGGATCTTATGGAGGAATGGCTCTCATGACAGTTAACAAAGGATGCTTCACCGAGGATCGAATGTATGTCCTCAGAAACAGTAAACCCACCCCGCCAAACTGGAAGAGTGTGGAGGCTCCTGATCCGCACTGGACTATTACTCCCGCCGACGATGGTCTCTCCGCAACCGCTACTCACCCGCAGTACCCAACCGTCGTATTCGTCTGGGACAAGCGGATGGATTATGTTAGCGGGATCATTGTATGGAAGTCATCTCCCGCCATCCAGTCGAAGCCGCACATCTGCACTCGACCCGTCATCTTCCTCGAGTTCATGAGTGCTATGATGCGACTCGCTGATATTCGATTCAACAAAGTTCCCGACCACATGATCGAGGTTATTTAATGAGTAAGAAGAACCCCAGTGTCGTTGACTACTTCGACCTTAATGGTGACCTGAATGAGGAGGCCTACGAGTTTGAGGACGTAAAACTCGAGGACTACATCGACAAGCGAAGCAACATCAAGCCTTCTTGGATCGGAAAGTACAGCCAGCAGATGCACTTCGATCTGGTGGATGGTACCGAGGTGAGCTTCTACAAGGGGCGTAACCTCATCTACTCGGACATTCTCTTCTCAGGGGGAGTCCGCACCATCCTGTTCAAGTGTCGACAGAAGAAGAACCTCACTCGATTCATCTCTCGAGTACTTGAGCTTTCACAGGGCAAGCCCGAAAACATCCACCCTGACTTCCGAGCCTGATAGACAAGGAGCACACAATGGCACGACTTGGAAACATCACCCTCGAGAACGCACGGATCTTCTTCAAGGACTTCTCTGCCGAGGGACCGTTTGCAAATGGCAAGCGAACCTTCTGCGTCGAGATCCCCGAGGAGCTTGTCGAGGACCTTCAGCGAGATGGCTGGAATCTGAAGAGTCGGGAGTCTCGTCGGGATCCGGATGCTTTGACATGGTATCTCAAGGTGGAGGCCTCTTACCGGGCTCGTCCGCCTCGTGTGATCTGTATCCCGAGCATCACGAAGAACCGTACGTATCTCAACGAGAACACAATCGCCTCTCTGGACTACGCCGAGATCCTCAACGTCGATCTGACGATCAACCCCTACCAGTGGGAGGTCAACGGCAACTCCGGAGTCAAGGCATATCTCGGAACAATGTATGTCACGATCCAGGAGGACCCGCTGGACGCCAAGTACTCGGAGGAGGTGGCCTGATATGCGCCGTTACGGATTCTTCAACTTCCTTCTCGACTGCACTCTCGTATGCTTGACGGGTGGGCTCTGGCTCATCTGGATCTTCATCAGAGAGATGCGCCGGTTCTGATTCGATTCCCCCGGGTCTGTAAAAGGGCCCGGGGGTTCGCCATAGAAAGGAGCACAAGTTATGTCGGCACTCATTGTTAGCGCGGATGACATCCGTAAGGCTGTTGCGGAGGCCGAGGAGATCGAGAAGAAGGCTCTCGCTGCAGCTCGCATGCAGGATATTGCAGACGGGAAGGAGCCTCGAAGGGAGCTGTATCCTAATCGGGTCAAGCTTCCCGGAAAGGATATCGTCCTCAAGTTCATCACCAACCCTCATCGACGAGAGTTGCGTGCGCATACTCGAGTGATGCCTCGAGACAAGGCTGGTAGCGGAAACGGCTACAACTTCATCACGAGTATTCCCATGGTTCGAAACCGGGAGCTCGCTGATCAGATCAAGGAGCAGCTTGACGAGTTCCTTGACTATCTACTTGACGAGTACGACATTCCCAAGCGTCAGCGATACAAGAAGTAAAGGAGCGAGTAATGAAAAACTTCTTCCAGCCTACGACAATGCCCTGCTACGTTAAGAACTATCGACCGGATCTTCTCGGCGATACCCTTACGCCGAAGAAACTGTTCAAGTTCCCTCATGGCCGAGTGGCTCTTGATGACTTCGCCCTTCATATGATCATGGCAAGGCAGACTGACTCGAAGTTCGAGTTCGCGGAGTTCTACCAGAACAGTCGCCCCAACTACGTGACGAACGTGGTCTACATCGGAGACAAGGACCTATATCGACTCGAGCTGACAGACCGTGTTGGTCGTGTGACCCATCGGGACATTCCTCGATCGGAGGGTCTGTGGACAGACGGAGAGTCATTCTTCCCGGGTGGGGAATTCGATGTTCTGACCCCGGACGCCTTCTGGACCAAGTTCCACGGGAATTCCTCGGAGAATGCGCCGTTATACGTGTTCTTCTGCGGTGAGAAGTGCCGTTTCTCGAGTATGATGCGTCTTGTCGGGGTTGACGCGGTGCTTGTCACTCTGACTCGACCGGGCGGGAAGACCATATTCCTCCAGGTGGATGAGTCTGTTGACGGACACTTCCGCAAGGCTGCCAATCGGTGGACCATTGAGAACGCGAATATCCTTCAGAACGAGACAGTAAAGGACTGTAACTAATGAGCGACGATATTGTTGACCAGATTCTTGGTTGGATCGCGGAGGAGTCGAACACCATTCACAACACCCCTCGTAAGATAGGTGGTCGAGAGTTCCTAAAGCATATTGACGACACTCTCAAGTGTGGGAACCATATGCCGGTCCAGTTTCCCGCTGAACCTGAGCCCGTCGATATTGTTCAGTGGCAGATGGTAGAGTCCGACAATATCCAAAAGACCCCGGTCAGGTTCTACTTCTCGATCCGTCCGAATCAGCATATCTTCCTCGAGAACATTGACGACTGGGTATTCGTCCAAAAGCGCCCTCAGACGGAATGGATCGCTGTCCGTAAGAAAAAGGAGAAAATCTTGAAGGCTCCGGAGTTCTACGTCTACGCAAACGAGGAGATCTATGAGAAGGGCTTTCAGCCGACTCTCCGTGCCGAGGGGAAGAACTACAACATCCTCAGCGTGAGTGATGGCCCCACCGTCTCACAGATCACGGTGTTCTCCACTCGTGATAACTCGAATGAGGTTATCAAGTGGCACTACGAGAAGGATGCCGAGTTCCAGTACGACTGGCAGAAGGATGCCTGGGAGGGGACTCCTACTGTTCGTGTCTATACCGATCGAAAGATCATTCGGGAGACACTGAACTTGAATGGTGGGAATGCTACCGTTTTCGTCTCGGGGAAGGGGTTGACGTTCTACGGATCGTGGACGAACTCGTTCCTGGACTTCGACGTCTATGTCTTCCTGTCCGGGGATAAGAAGCAGTACTTCCACTCTACCAAGGGTACCCGGCTTCGGACGAAGAAGGGCGGGGGCGCTATCGAGTTCAACCTCGATCATGTCCGGAGGATCCATGTCGACTAAGCTCCGGTGGGAGCCGTGTATGCCGCCTTATGAGCGGTATCTCGTCGCGGACGTGGGGCTCTTCAAGAACGGCGACACAGGAGCCCTCAAGGCTATATTCTACGATACTCGTGGAAAGCCTCGGGTGAGCGTGTTCGCTGAAGGACAACGGGGGTCGACTGCTAAGTACTTCCATATCATGATGTGGGAGGCTTTCTACGGCCCCATTCCGAAGAACCACTTCGTCGTTCCAGTGGATGGTATCTGGGCACATCTCGAGCTTTCAAACTGGGAGCTCGTCTCGATCCAGGAGTACCGTCGACGACAGTGGGAGGACAAGCGAACTCAGGAGGATTCCATTTTCAACGAGACCTTGTCTGAGCTCGACGAGTGGATCTTCGGAGACTGTGTCGAGTCTGAGGAAGAGAGGAGAGCTAGACTCAAATGGTAGTGGTGTATCGCCCTGAGCAGATCAAGGCGGTCCATCAACTGCGATCAGGCAGCATCTTGGCGGGTGGCGTTGGTTCTGGAAAGACCCTCACGAGTTTGGCGTGGTATCTCACGTCGGTTTGTAACGCCGCCTCGTTCAAGAAAGGGGGGTCCTTGGCTAGGAAGAAGGTCAAGGGCTCCCCTACGCTGTATGTCATCACCACCGCTAAGAAGCGGGACTCCCTTGAGTGGGAGGAAGAAGCCGCGCGTCTCGGTCTGAGTACAGATCCTGATTGTTCTTTCACCGGTTCACGGATTGTCGTGGACTCGTGGAATAACATCAGGAAGTACTCGGATCGGGAACACGCGGTATTCTTTTTTGATGAACAGCGTGCTTCCGGGTCCGGTAGGTGGTCCAAGGAGTTTCTGAAGATAACCAAGAAAAACCAGTGGCTGATGTTATCAGCTACCCCGGGTGACGTCTGGATGGACTATGTTCCTGTGTTCATGGCCCATGGTTTCTTCAGGACTCGTACGGAGTTCCTTGATGAGCATGTCCAGTTCGATCGTTTCGCCAAGTACCCCAAGGTTAAGCGTTATATCGGTACTGCGAAACTCGAGAGGTTGCGGCGCAGTATCCTTGTAGAGATGCCGGTAGAGCGTCATACGACTCGCGTCAGGAAGAAGATCCCCTGTAAGTACGACGTTGACTTGTATGATCAGGTGGTCAAGACTAAGAAAGATCCCTGGACGGATGAGCCCTTGCGAGATGCTGGGGGAGTCTGTCGAACCTTACGGAAGGTGGTCAGTGATAATGACTGGCGTTCAGAGCAAGCCCTCAAATTTCTCAAGACGCATGAGAGGGTCATTGTATTCTACAACTACGACTATGAACTCGAGCGAATCCTTGACATTGCGAAGAGCTCTGGACATCCTACAGCACAATGGAATGGACATCGGCACGATGTACTTCCGGGAGGAAAGCGATGGCTCTACATCTGTCAGTACACCTCCGCAGCAGAAGGATGGAACTGTATTAGTACCGATACAGTTCTCTTCTGGAGTCTCAACTATTCTTGGCGGGTGACCGAGCAGTGTGAGGGGAGGATCGACAGGCTCAATACTCCTTATTCTGAGTTGAAGTACTACTTCCTTGAGAGTGATTCCGGTATCGATAAAGCCGTCCGGAGGGCCTTGAGGAGCAAGCAGGTTTTCAACGAGAAGGCGTTTTTGGGCTGATTAGGGCTTGCGTTCACTGACCAGGTGGCCACTTTTTTGGTCTACTGCCCACTTTTTTGTGTTACAGATGTGACTCATGTGACTCGAAAATGGGAAGTGGCCAAAAAAGTGGCCACCTGGTTTTTTGGGACCCCGACTTTTCCTTGGAATTGCAACGAAAAGTCGAAGTGGCCATTTTTTGTGAAATTTATTAATTGATTGATTGATTGATTTTTTAATATATATATGAAATAGGGTTTTTCACGAATTTTTGGCCACTTCCCAAAAATTGAACGCAACCAGGATTTTGCCCCCCCCCTCTCTCTCTACGAGTTGCGCTCACTTCTGATCGCAAACTCGGCATATAATGATAAGAAGGAATAGATAAAGCCTATACCCTTCTTATAGGCTTACCAGAGGAGCACACCATGCGTGAGTCACAGTTTCAAGCCCAGCTGATCAAGAAGCTGGGTAAGATGCTTCCCGGGTGCATCGTTCTTAAGAACGACCCCAACTACATTCAAGGTATACCCGATCTCCTGATTTTGTACAAGGAGCGGTGGGCGGCCCTTGAGGTGAAGCGCGGTCGACTGGCACAAGTCCGACCCAACCAAGCTCACTACGTCCGCGAGATGAACGGCATGTCTTACGCGGCATTCATCTATCCTGAGAATGAGAGCGAGATTCTCGATGAAGTTCAACGATCACTCCGCGCTTAGTGGAGCCCATGCTTTTCTTTCAGCTAGTAAGTATCACTGGCTCAACTACTCCCCCGACAAACTGGTGGAGTCGTTTCGTACATCCCAGGCTGCAGCGAAAGGCACCCGTCTCCACGAGCTCGCAGCAGAGCATATTCGTCTGAAGATGCGTATGCCTCGAAACAAGGTGACGTTCAATAACTATGTGAACGACGCCATCGGCTTTCGGATGTCCCCCGAGCAGGTTCTGTTCTACTCGGTCAACTGTTTTGGAACAGCGGACGCCATTTCCTTTGACAAGGGTCTTCTGCGTATCCACGATCTTAAGACGGGGATCCACCTGGCCAAGATTGATCAGCTGATGATCTATGCGGCCCTGTTCTGCCTCGAGTACGGCGTTCGTCCCGGGGAGATCAACTACGAGCTCCGTATCTATCAGAATGACGATATTCTGGTCTCTAACCCCGAGGGCGATGATGTTGCCCCCATCATGGACACCATCATCCAATTTGATAAGCTCATCGAGAAGGTGAAAGAGGAGGAAGCCTGATGGATTTGGCCCACTACGGCGTTAAGCGTAAGAGCGGCCGTTATCCCTGGGGCTCTGGAAAAGACCCCCACCAGCATTCAGGAGACTTCCTGTCCACAGTCAAGGAACTCAAGGCGAAGGGTCTCACCGAGACCGAGATCGCCAAGGGTTTCGGAATGACCACCACCCAGCTTCGAGCCCAGAAGTCCATTGCAAAGAACGAGAAGCGTAAAGCTGACGCGGCAATGGTCCTCCGGCTTAAGGAAAAGGGTATGTCCAACACGGCCATTGGCCGTCGTATGGGCATTAACGAGTCATCCGTCCGAGCGCTTTTAGACCCCACCCTCAAAGAAAGGGCAGGGAGCACTGAGGCACTGGCCAAAGTCCTGAAGAAGGAAGTTGGTAAGGACGGTCTTGTCGATGTGGGGCTTGGTGTCGAGACTAATCTCGGTGTTACCGGGACGAAGCTCAAAACAGCCACCGCCATGCTTGAGGCTGAGGGCTATCACGTCCACAAGGTCAAGGTTACCCAGCAGACAACGGGTAACCAGACTGAGATGAAGGTCCTCGTGCCTCCCGGCATGGACTACAAGACAGTATTAGCCAAGCGGGGCGAGATTAAAGCCCCCGGCGTCAATGTTGAGGACCGTGGTCGTACCGTATACGGTATCGAGAAGCCTACTGCTGTTTCTAGCAAGCGCCTCAAGGTCCGTTATGGACCGGACGGTGGCGCAGATATGGATGGCGTTATCGAGATCCGTCGTGGAGTAAAAGATCTGTCGCTTGGCGGATCGAACTACGCCCAGGTTCGAATCTCGGTCGATGGTACCCACTTTCTCAAGGGTATGGCGATGTATTCGGATGATATCCCAAAGGGTTATGATATCCGATTCAACACCAACAAGAAGGACAGTGGGAAGAAGCTCGACGCCCTTAAGCCTATAAAGGCCGACCCCGCTAATCCTTTCGGGGCCGTTATTCGTAAGCAGCTCCATTACGAGCAGGGCGGTAAGAAGAAGCTCTCGGCCATTAATATTGTCAATGACGAAGGGACTTGGGGGGACTGGTCTAAGACTTTGAGCTCCCAGTTCCTTTCGAAGCAGCCGGTATCACTTGCCAAGCAGCAGCTTCAGAAGGCCCGGGACAAGCGACAGGCCGAGTTCGATGAGATCATGGCCCTTACAAACCCTGCGGTCAAGAAGAAGTTACTGCAGTCTTTTGCGGACAGCTGTGACTCTGACGCCGTGGATCTCAAAGCCGCCTCCCTCCCAAGGCAGGCCAGTCAGGTTATCCTTCCCGTCCCCAAGATGAAGACGACAGAAGTTTACGCCCCCAACTTTAAACATGGGGAGCGTGTTGTTCTGGTTCGTCATCCTCACGGTGGACGCTTTGAGATTCCTGAGCTAGTGGTCAATAACAAGAACCAGGCAGCTCGTCGATCCATCGGTACCAAGGTTAAGGACGCCATCGGTATCCACCCCAAGGTCGCCGAGAAGTTATCGGGTGCCGACTTTGACGGGGACTCTGTTCTGGTTATCCCTAACAACTCGGGCAAGGTTAAGACCGCCCACACTCTTAAGCAGCTTAAGGACTTCGATCCGAAACGAATGTACCCCGGTTACAAGGGGATGCCCGAGATGTCGGACAAGACCAAGCAGCTTAAGATGGGTGAGGTCTCAAACCTGATTACCGACATGACAATCAAGGGGGCTAACCAGGCTGAGATAGCCAGGGCGGTTCGACACTCCATGGTTGTTATCGACGCCCAGAAGCACAAGCTTAATTACAAGCAGTCCGAGGTTGACAATGGTATTCCCGCTCTCAAGAAGAAGTACCAGGGTAAATCAAACGGCGGTGCTTCTACCCTGATCTCAAGGGCTGGGTCAACAGCTTATCTCCCCGAGAGAAAAGCCCGGTCCGCTTCGAAGGGTGGCCCTATTGATCCGAAGACAGGGCGTAAGATGTGGGAGACTACCGGTCGAACATATCGCAAACCCATCTTCGATAAGGACGACCCCGATAAAGTGGTGGGGTTCAAGACAGAGGCCAGCGTTACCAAGTCCAAGAAGTTGGCGGAGACTCACGACGCATTCTCCCTGGTTTCTAAAGACGGGTCTACTATCGAGACAGTGTATGCCAATCACTCCAACGCATTGAAGGCTATGGCCAACAATGCAAGGAAGGCTACACTAAAGATACCCTCTGTTCGAAAGAACCCCCAGGCCTCAAAGACCTATGCCCCCGAAGTTGCGTCCCTCAAGGCTAAAATCAACGAGGGCCTCCGCAATAAACCCAGGGAACGCCAAGCACAGGTCCTCGCTGACGCAGTGGTTAGGGCTAAGAAGCAGGCCGATCCAACCTTGGCCAAGGACAAAGAACGGATGTCTAAGGTACGCCGCCAGGCTTTAGCCGAGGCCCGTTCGAGGACCGGGGCTGGTAAGAAACCGTTCATGGTCACACACAAGGAGTGGAGAGCTATTCAGGAAGGTGCTGTTTCGCAGGCTACTTTGTCTAAGGTTCTTGAGATGGCTGATGAATCCAACATCAAGGAACTTGCAACGCCTAGAACTACACCTAAGCTGACAGGATCTGTAGTCTCCAGGGCAAAGACTATGTCTAGCATGGGTAGGACTGCCGCTGAGATTGCTGAAGCTTTAGGAATCTCTACAACTTCTGTACACCGTGCTCTAGAAGAGGGATGAGAATATAATATGATCACACCCTCTACCCAGACCCACTATGAAAGGGGTCTATGATGGCTAGGATGCTTAGCACCATCGACAATCCTTACGATCCAAGAACTGATTGGAACGAATGGTTTGCTTTCGATGTTGTGCATGGCTACAACACATGTGGCCTGCTGGCTAGGTTCGTCTCTTCTTCGAGTTCATTGAGTGAAGAGCTTGAACAAGAAGAAATTGAAAATGCAATTGATCGAATTCTAAAGTTTGATGGAACAAACTTCTATCAAACGTTTGAAGTTGATGATTGATTTTCATTTTCAAATTCTCTCTGATGGGGGGGAGGGGGTTACGCATTTTG